CGTAGAGTTAAGCGTGGACGATAAGGCCTATATTATGACAGATAACGGAAAAACTTTCGATAATTTATCAAGATTTTGATAAGAAAGTTGCAAATGTAAAATATATTACATATCTTTGTAATCTATGCATGATGTTTCTTAATTTTAATTAGGCAGCACACAGTCGAGAGATTGGGTGCTGTTTTTTTACCACAACTCGTAAAGTCCGGCATAATCACTTTCAATATACGTCTCTCTTTTTTTAAGCCTCGCATCCAGAAAGAATATTGTCACCATAGCCATGCAGTCTAAGTCGTCGGGAGATTCCCCTCTTGAGCGCTTGTATTCATCTTTTGAAATAAAATAATATTTTCCTGTTGGTTTTTGTATTCTACGAAGACAGCCTATAGCCTGGTCTGTAATTATATCTATCAATGTGCTCTCCCTTGACCCCTTCTTTCCGTGCTTGAATACGGTGTTTTTATCTATTGCGATAGACATTTCCTGCGCATTAATCATTGCTGATAGCTTACCAAGCATCTGGGATCGCAAATTTACATATTGCTCAAATTTCAATATATTACCATCCTCGTCATACTCAGTAAGTGGTGAAGATTGCATAAGCACCCCAACAACTCCCTTTAGGTAATCGTCTATGTAGTTTCCTCCACCTCCGGCATCTACAACTGTATGTTCCCTCCTAACCTTATACTTGTTTATTAGGCTTCTTATCCATTGCACCTTTTCTACCGCATCAGATGTGTATGTATATTCTATATTTATGCATTGATTCCCTTTAAATACCCAGCAACGTGATGCGTCCCCACCATCACCTATATCTATGCTAAGCCTCATGGTATTATCGCCATTCCATGGGTTGCTAAATAACTCTCTGATTTGAGCCTTCGTAATCATAGCCTCGGCATCCTCTGACTCTCCCCAGTATGAATACATAAGCTTTTTTCTCTCAGATTCGCCCAACTGGAATAGGTTTGCCACATTTCCACCCTTTGTGTTGTAAGTTAGTATACGGTTATCCATGAGGTTCCCAGGGATAAACGTGAAGGATTTTATCATATCCTCTGGTTGTAGTTCGGCATCTATCATCTTTTTGGTCATCTTGATGCTAATTTTATCCAATACCTCTTGCTTCGTATTACCCCAGACAATATCCTCCACGGTCTCTCCTTGTATGGCAAAGTATCGCTTAACGCCTATTCTCTCTGGAATGACATAATTATCATCTCCGATATACCAGTCTAACATCCTACGAGACCAATGCCACCCATTTGCATTAAGTGTGCATATCATTTTTGGTCTCATACCAGAGTTATCGCGGTTACGGGAGAACCAGTATTTCCATATCTTAAAAGTAAAGTTTGTAAGCTCATCAATAGCAATATATGATGCTTGCTTGTTTTTTGCTTTCTCCTGAGCCACCCGTTCTTGGCCTTCGCCTTGCAGGTTTAAGTGAGTAAGCTGTATAGAACATTGCCATGTGGGAAAATCAAAAGTAGGAGAGTCGGATGACGTGAATGAGCACCCGGGTATATCTAAATATAACCTTTTAGCGTCTGTTAAAATACCACCGCCGGCCTTTGTTTCGACAAGCTCCTTTTTCAGGATTATGGCCGAATATCCTGGCCTCCCAAGTCCTCGCATGGCTTCCATTAATATGCACATAGTTTTACCACTAGAAGCTTCGCCCCCACTAAATATTACATCTGCATCACACGTACATAGTGCTTCCTGAAATCCCGTTTGAGGTATAAAATCCTTATGGTCTCGTAGTTTTTTACCATCAACTTTTACCCACCCTCTTTTTTTTACGGTTGGTATACTTCGCTCTATTTTTGGGTATAATTTAGGCTTTTCTACGCCATCATTAATTATCTTAAACATATTTATGTATTTTTTTAACAAAATTAGCAAAATATTTGTTAATAAGCAAAATTATTCGTATTTTTGGAGAATTTATTGTGAGATCCACTAAATATAGAGAACCTATGAAATTTACAAAGACACAAGCCATTGAAGAAATCAAGGCGAAAATCGGTAAAAACGATTTAATGCTTAGCGATCGTAGTTTAGACGAAATATTAGAGTCCCTAATACCCGTCCTGACCACCGAAGAAACAGAACTTGACGCTTTCGTTACATCTACATTGCCTGTCTTTAGGACAGCTAATGGTAACTTACGCAAGGAAGTTTCCGAAAAGATTAAGCAAATAACTACCACACCAGCCCATGTTACTCAGAAGGATGAAGACCCCACAAAGGTGATTACAGAACTCTTGAGTAAGCAGCTTGAGCCTTTGCTTGGAAAGATTGCGGCCATTGAGGATGAAAGGGCAATCGAGAAAATTAAAAAAGAAGCTCGATCGAAGTTCTTATCCAAGAGGCCGGATGAAAGATGGAAAAAGGCTTACGAAAAAGCTATTGAGAGGGGGACTCGTTTTGTCACAAAGGATAGTGATCCTGAAGAAATTGCGAAAGCAATAGAGGCCGACTATAATGACACCTTGTCACTTATCGGCAACGTAGAGGGATACACCCCTGTGGAAACAAAAGGAGGTGGTGGAGGAGGTGAGAACAAAGCGTTAAAAGAGGCCGCAGAGTTCCTTGAAGCCGAAGGGTTTATACCTAAAAAAGAATAGCCTCGAATTGTATTATTAACTTAATTTTACCAAAATGAGTTTTAACGTAAATGCCAAAAAAACTCAAACCTTCGGGGGTAACACCCCTGTTTGGCTTGAGGTTAGGGGCGTTAAGCCTGCCGGTGGAAGCCTTATAGACGCATATATCGAAGAAGGCCGCATTTATCCTGCTGGTACTCCGGTTTATCTCGATGGTATGGGTGGCAATCTCGTTCCTTTTGAAGTCTTTGAGCTTCAGGATGACGTAAGTGATGCGCAAGTTACCGTAAAGGTAGCCGCAGGATCTCTTGGCACCATACCGAATACTGATACCGTGTTTATGCTTATGCCCGCCACCGGTTGGGTTGGCGAAAAAGCTGCCGCCCCTTCCGCTGTGCAGATTGATGCTTCAGGTTTCTATGACCTGACCATTACTGCTGATGACTTTGGGGATGCATCGAAAGGCGATTTTCTCGTCATTGCCGACTCTAGTTCTGGAAAGACTATGATTTCCAAGGTCAACGGATTACTGTGGAATGATATTGAAATCGAAGTCGGAGCAACTGCCGCCACTGGTGCTGTTGTTGATGATGGGAGGGTGCTCGCAAGCCGCATACCGTACATATCTGACTATGCAAAATCCGTATTGTCCAACATTCAATTTGAGGAGGAATAAAGATGAACACTTATCCGCAGACTTTTTATGACTTGTTATCCGCCGCTCTTGGCGCCAACGGTAACAGGGCACTTCAGGGATTCCTTGATGATATTCTCGCAAGGAAATACAATGAACTGAATCTGGCAGGGTTCCCCTTTGCTTCCGATATGCTTATTGATTTCACTTATGAGCAAGTACGCAAGGAGCTGAAAATGAATGTAATGGCTACCTATGTGGACATTGATTCTCCCGCTATCCCGATTGGAACAGAGGGCGCACAACTTCAGACAGGAAAGATTCCTCGCATGAAGATGGTCGAATACCTCAATGAAGACAAGATTCGGAAACAAATTATCTTGGAACAACGCTTTGGCGCTACATCTAACAGGGCAAAACAAGCCGCACTTCGTAGTCTTTTTGTTACTACCGATAACTTGGTTGGAGGCCATACAAATTCCTTGACTTATCAAAGACACCAGATTGTGTCTACGGGTCAGTTTGCTTTAACAAACACAAACAACCCACGTGGTATTAAGGATGTATTCGCGGCTCACATTCCGACCGGCAATGTAAAAACAAAGACTGGCCATGATCGCTGGTGGACTTCCTTATCTAATGGCGTTTATTCGAGCGAAGGAAGCTCTTGTGATCCAATCCAGGATTTAAAAGACATGGTTGATACTCTTGAGGGAAAAGGCGTATCCGCTATGCACTTTGAAATCGACAAGCTGTATGCAAAGCAGGTTATTAACCATTCTAAAATAAAAACCGCTATTGGTTATTACCTGAATCCTGAGTCTACAGCCCCCACTACACTTGCCGGGAACCTGACATTTGAACGCAAGTTTGAAATCTTAGGAGACCTCGTTGGTGCCCCGTTTGTTATCCAAGATAGCATAGTTGCTGTTGAGTCATTCAA